CATCTGTTTGACTTGAAATTAAATCTCTATATTTATTAAGATTATATATAACTTTCTTTTTATTAATTCCAAGAAAGTCTTTTTCAATATATATTTTAACTGCTTTTTTCAATGTTTCAGGATTATGTCCCCTTGCTGTGATAATTGAGAAAATAGATCCATTATTAACTGCTTCTTTAAAGTCATCAAATGCTGGACCTATTTTTGCTATTAAAATGTCTTTTAAAAATTGTTCATCACCTGTAACTTTAAATTGTCTAAATGGTAAATCAGCATAATTAACTATTGTTGTTCCCCTATATTTAAATTCAGTTTTTCCAATATCTCCTCTATATTTTGCAAAATCATGTGTTGACATCCCAACTTCATCATCATTATTATCAATTAATATTATTTCTGTTGGCATATATACAATATTATCATCCCAGTCAAATGCGTAATATTTCATATCTGGAGTTGATTTTTCATTAAATCCTTCAATTATCTTCATATTATTTTATTTTATAAATATTTATAAAAGCAAAAAAAAAAATGGTTGCTCAAATTTAATGAACAACCAAGTTAAATTAAAATTCTTCTATAATGATTGGAAGGTTTTCTGTTTTGAATTTCCAAAATTCTGCCATAAATTGTGCTCTAAACTTATACTTGGGGTCTGTATGATATCCAGATTCATAAACGCATTTGCATATGCTTTCATATAATTGTTTCTTTGGTAATTTATAATTTGCTTTCTTGCAGTCATAATATCTTCCTGAATTTAATACTTTAGCCCAAGCCTCAATTCCTTCTTGAGTATTTTTTGCACTCATAAATTTTGCTTTCATAGTTACATTTTTTCCCCTTATCACCTCATAGGTTCTATATGTCACAGAACCATACCCCTTAAATGCCTTCATTCCCCCCGCATTTGCGTGCAGTCGCCATAAGTTGGTCTCAATGCCATTAGTGGTTGCCTCAATGATAAAGAATGAATAGAGCATAGATATGGGGAATTCTGTCAGTAGATGTAAATTCATTAACATACTCTCATAATGAAATGCCATCCACATTCTTCTCATCTGAACCAAAGTGGCTTTATCCAAATTTCTAAATCCATTAATTTTAAGATGTTTTCTCAATGCAGTCTTATCCATATTTCGAATATCATAAACATATGACCTTTTTGAATAAGCATCCTCATCAATTATTGTAACACCTTCAAGCACATCATTTTCTGGTATGATTGATTCTGTTGTATCAACTTTCACTTTAATGGGTTCAATCACCTTTTCAATAAAAACTGTTTCTTGTTGAATTATTGGGAGATAAGATTGTTTTTCATATTTAATTTTGCTTGGGGTATATATTACCCCCAATAAAAATGAACCCCATAATCCAAATGCAATATACATTGCAACATTGGGATTGCTCTTTGGTAAAGTATTTTTTTTCATTAAATTATATATTATGTAAAAAAATAATACTTGACATAGCTAAAGTAAAGTAATTGCCCATAACATATAAAAAAACCCCAAATCTAATTAAAGAAATGGGGTTTTTTGTTTTATGAATAAATATTATCATCATTTATATCCCAACTACCATCATTTTTAACAGATTTAATTTGATTAGGTTTAATTGCAACATAGGTAGTTAAATCATTAGTTCTACCATAATTAGCATCAGTTTGAATAACCCCATCATATCCATTTTCTTTTAATTTATCAACAAATTCACCAAAATCATACCTATATATTTTCCACGAAGGTATTTTATTAAATCCACCATAAGCCCAGTTAGGCATATTATTTAGAGAATCTTTAATTGTATTAGTTAATAGGTTTTTATTTTCTAAAAATGAAACCCATTCTTTTGGTGTTAACAAAAGATTTTGTAAGTTTAATGGATTTTGTATTGATAAATAAAAAACTCTTGGTTTTTCTTTGTTTGAATTGTTAAAAGTTTTCACAAAGTTTTTGACCCAATTTTTATCTTTTGCAAAATAAAACATTGAATTCTGACCAAAGGTACCAAAACTCTGGGGAATAAACTCATTAAAATTATTATCCCCAGAAACATTTTGGTGGTAAACAGAAATTGGTTCTCCATTTTCAATAATTTTACTATCCCCAAACCATTTCCAAAAATTATCATTTATATTAGTTTTAATTTTTTGTGCTTCAAACAAATATTCATTTATATTTTTTGATATAATATTTCTTAATTTCATAATTGTAAGTATTTTAATATATATATTTAAAAACCCAAAAAAACAAAACCCCCACCTCAATGTAGAAGTGGGGGTTTGTTGTAAAATTCCATCATTATACCCTAGAATAAGGCTCAATGTTGGATATGTCCATCATTATATGTCTTCAAACGAAGCACCCGTAGGTGTTATCACAAATTCAAGCGATATGAATTCTAATGACCTAGTAGGCTTTATGTAAATTTTACCGCTCATTGTATTTCTATCAATATCTTCTGGGTCAGATGAAACTGTAACACGGAAATCAGTTAAGCCACGATCCCTTCTAATAGCATCTAGGATTGGATTTACGGTGTCCAAAAACTGTTGGCGGACTATCTGGTCATTTTGTTCAAAAAGTAGTCTCACGGCAACCGCAGAGATTAATTTACGTGCTTGCAATAGCAACCTTCTAACGTTAAGTCTATTTAACGCAGACTCCCTAACTTGTAATGTTTTATTACCCCAAATTACGGTATTCACATCAGAGAATGTTGCAATAGGATTTATTCTACCTTGGTATAATATATCTCTTTCGTCTTGTGTAAGTTTAAGTCTTGCTTTTACTGAATTAACCAAACCTCTACTATAACCAGCAGATGCAAACCAAGGGAATGCCACGTTATCAGTTAATGCTAAGTTTCTACAAACTTCCCCTGTTGGTGGAATATAAACTTGTGTGTTGTTTGTTGTATCTCTAACCAAAATCCAAGGGTAATATGTTGCTGTATAATTTGAATCAATATTTGTTTCCTCCAAAGATACAATTGATTCTTGTGGGTATATATATGCTTTTGTATTTGTATCTAATAAATCAGCATCTGGCGTTGTTGTTATATAAATTGAATCTGCTCTATCGTTTTCAACCATATCAATAGCCGCCTCAACCAAATTACTATTATTAACATAATCAATACCTGGGGTAACGAATACATTAATATTAACTGATTCTGGGTTTTTATATGTTAAAACACCTTTTAAGTATGCATAATAATCTGTTGTTGCAAAATCAATAGTACCATCACCTTCAACAATTTGCTTAAATGTACCTTGACCAGTTGCGGCAGCATATCTGCCAGAAACACTTTTGGCTCCCCTCATATAACCAGTTCCACCAATTATATATTCATCACCATTTGTTCTTTTCTCATTATAGATATCCCAACCATCAAATCCACCTTCTAACATTAATGTGAATTTTCTTGAATATAAATAATAGTATGCGTTTGTATTATCTTCTGGTTCAGAGTTAAAACTAGATACACCAACTTCAAAAGTTGTTTCACCACTTGTTGTGTATGTGTTTACTATTGTAACAGTCGTAGCACCAGAATCCATGTGGAATCCTTTTGTAATTACGTTCCAATCAACACTATCAGATATAATACTTGTTGGGTTAACTTTTCCTTTGTATGATAAGAACGCATTATCATATCCGAATGATGTTGAAAAGCCTAAATAAGTTCTCTTAACATTATCAGAAGTAACAACGTTACTAGTTGCAAAAGGTTGGTTATAAACAGTTTGATTATTGTAATAATATTGTGTTTTATACAATGGTCCAGGAGTTTTACTTGAACCATATTTTCTATGCTGATAACCCATAAACCCACAAGGTAATGCGTCATTTGGATATTCTTCCGACATCTCCAACATAACATACTTAGATACTAAATTGTATTCCCCATCGCTAGTACCTATTTTTTTACCAATAAAACTATTTGTTGTCTCATCTAATGTGCAATTTGTGTATTTCTCAAGAACAACTGGTGCAGAATCAGAATCATAAAAACTCCTAACCAAAACATCAAATGTTTTATTCTTAAATGACATATTAACAATTGATACTTTAACTTCAGTATTTGCACTTGAACCATCAGATATAGAAATAAATCTAAATAAATTATATACTTTATTACCCCTCAATTCAGAAACAACATAAGGTGACTTTGGTGATTGATATTGCTCTAAATACCAACCAATTGAGTTAGCATTACCACTTCTAGCAGTGTCTAAATAAGTTAAATCAAATCTTAATCCCCTAATGTATCCCATTTTATACATTTGATTTAACAAATTAGGATAGTGTTCTTCAACAAAAATAGGGGTTTCATTTTTAGGTTTTCCGAAATTATCTACACCTATAACATTAGTAATGTAATTAGCGTTAGTATCTTTCATA